ATTCTTGGCTCTAGCTACGTTGCACGCAGCACCAATGCTGCGGATAACCGCATGGTCAATCTGTTTCCTGAAGCCACTCCCGAAGGTGGCAAGGAAGCGGCGTTTTTAAACCGTGCCCCTGGCCTGCGGCTGGTGACCTCCGTAGGCACCGGCCCCATTCGGGGCATGTTGCAGTCAGGTCAATGGTTGTACGTAGTATCTAATAACGAACTGTACAAAGTCGATCAAAGCTACAACTCAACACTGCTTGGCACTGTAGGCAATACTGGCCCTGTGTCGATGGCATTTAACGGCACTCAATTGTTCATTGTGGCCAACGGTCCAAGTTATGTCTACAACTCAGTGACCAATGCTTTTGTTCAGAACAACACATTTCCTCCCGCGCAGACCGTTACGTTTATGGACGGCTATTTTATTTTTAACGAGATCAACAGCCAAAAGTTTTGGGTAACTGATTCGTATGATGGCACGGTGCTAGATGGGGCCAGTGTGGCCAGTGCTGAAGGTTCGCCCGATGGTCTGGTGGCCGTAATTGCTGACCACAATGAACTGTGGTTATTTGGCGGCAACTCGGTTGAGGTTTGGTATGACGCCGGTCTACCGCCCCCAGGCGTGCCATTCCAGCGCATCCAAGGGGCTTTTAACGAGTTAGGATGCGCGGCAGCGTTCTCGGTAGCCAAGCTAGACAACAGCTTGTTCTGGCTAGGCGCTGACGCCCGTGGACAAGGCATTGTTTACCGCGCCAATGGCTACACCGGCACACGCATATCTACGCACGCCGTAGAGTACGCCATTGCCCAATACGGCAACATCACAGACGCCATTGCTTATTCATATCAGCAAGAGGGCCACACGTTTTATGTGTTGACCTTTCCCTCGGCCAACGCTACATGGGTCTACGATGCTTCAACCCAAGCATGGCACGAACGTGCAAGCTGGGAAAGCGACAACGCTATCCGTCATCGGTCCAACTGCCGCGCTGTGTTTAACAACGAAGTGCTGGTAGGTGATTTTGCAGACGGCAAAATTTATGCGTTTGACTTGGATGTGTACTCGGACAATGACCACATCCAAAAGTGGATTCGTTCTTGGCGTGCGCTGGCCTCCGGCACGAACACGCTCAAACGTACTGCACAGCATTCATTGCAACTCGACTGCGAAGTAGGGTTTACCCTGCCTCCAGTTACAGAAGAACAATTTATTGTCACTGAGGACAGCGATGACATCATCACTGAGTCTTACAACTTTCTGATCACAGGTGACCAGACAAGCGTCAACGGCACGCCTTTGGTATTGCTACGTTGGTCAGACGATGGTGGCCATACGTGGGGCAACTACCATTCCAAATCTATGGGCGCTGTGGGTCAGACTGGCCAACGGGTAATCTGGCGGCGTCTGGGCATGACTATGAAGTTGCGCGACCGTGTGTATGAAGTTTCAGGCACCGATCCGGTCAAGATCGCCATCATGGGCGCTGAATTGTTTGTGACGCCTACCAATGCTTAATGCAAATACCAATATCCCGTCAAACCGAGTACCGTTCTTTGATCAGGTAACGGGTTTAATTTCGCGGGAATGGTATAGGTATTTTTTGGCCTTGCTTAACGCAAATGTTGACTACACGCCGCCCAGTGATCCGGCGGCTGTGCCTTTGACCGGATCGCCTTTGGTTTACAGCAACACCACTCAAAGGCCGGTGGACGTTATGATTAGTGGAGGCGGTATGATTAAAGTTGAGTTCCAACGTGGGGCTGGTACGAAATACAATACGGGTTCATACTATGGCATGTTTGGCCTGTCCCCAGGGGACGCGCTAACCATGACGTACATTGGTACACCAACCATTACGGCCATTTCAAGATGATTGAACATTTTTTCAGTTCCGGTGTGTACGCAAAAGAAACCCGCATCCCAGCGGGGCACATTCTTGTGCAGCACAAACACAAGTTTGACCACTTGTCAATTTTGGCCAGCGGGTCAGTGGAATTGATTGTGGATGGTGTTAAGTCTGTCGTTCACGCGCCAGCATGTTTAACTATTGAAGCAAACAGGCATCATGGCGTAAAATCCCTCACAGATGTTGTGTGGTACTGCGTTCATGCTACTGAATGCACCAATATAGATTCGATTGATGAAGTGTTAATAGTGGCTGGCGATAACACGCAAGTCCAAAAACTGGCCAAGTGCCTTCAGGAGTAAATTATGCCGTGGTCCTATATTGTTCCCGCAGCCATAAGTCTTATTAACGGCAATAATCAAGCCAATGCCGCGTCAAGTGCGGCAAACGCTGCAAACGCTCAGTCTAGGTATGCGCTAGATAAACAGATCGAACTGCAAGAACCATTCCGTCAAGGCGGTATGAAAGGCATGAATCGGTTGATGGATTATCTGGGTTTATCGGATAACACGGGCGCTGAAGGATACGGAAAATACTCCCGCGATTTTGGCATGTCTGATTTTGTAACTGACCCTGGCTACCAGTTTCGAATGGATCAAGGCACAAAAGCGTTGGAGCGCAGTGCTGCGGCCCGTGGTGGCCTTATTAGCGGTAACACTGGTGGCGCGTTGCAAAAGTATGGCCAAGATTTAGGTTCACAAGAATATCAGAATGCGTTTAATCGGTACCAAATTAACCGCACTAATCAACTTGCGCCTCTTCAAAGTCTTTTTGGCGCGGGACAAAGTTCTGCAAATACGTTGGGTGGCAATTACGGTACGTATGGTACGCAAACAGGCACCAACACTGGCAATATGTTACTTTCGGGCGCAAATTCTCGCTCTTCTTCTTACAACGATGTTGCTGGAATGTTTGGCAAGTATTTAGGTAATAAATCGGGCGGCGGAGGTGGTGGCGGCGGTTTTGGGATGACGCCAACATCGGCAAGCGTCTGGGATAACGTAGGTCAGGAGTTTTAAATGGCACTTGATTTTGGCCTTCTCCAACCCATCAACATTGGTGGGCAAATACAAGCTGGGCAAGATGCGGCTGCGCGTAATCAATTGGCGCAACAGCAATTCGCGTCAAACCAACAGCAATTGGCGTCAAACCAACAGCAGTTTAAAACTGCGGGATTGCAACAAGAGTCTGCACAAATGCAGCTTGAACAAGCCAAACGTGAACGCGATTCGTTGGCTAAGATGCGAGAGGTTTTTATAGCCAACGGCAAGTCGCCTGACATGCGGTCCAATTTTCAAGAGATGGTGCAATCTGGTATTCCGCACTTTATGGACATCGGCATTAAAGGTATGCAAGCCTTGGACCGACAAGATCGAGTAGCTAAAATTCTTGGTGGTATGCCTACTGAAGCGCCAGCCGCCGCGCCGTCTGTGATGCGTCAGCCTGCCGCACCGATGCCGACTGAAAACGCATTGGGCACTGGTATGTACGGCGTGGAACCTACAGCTCCCGCTAACGCTTTAGCCGCTAGATCATCTGGCGCGTATACGCCAGTCATGCCGCGCAATGCTTTGGCTACGGGCGCTACAAACGACATAGAAAACACGTACCGCAAGATTGACCAACTTCATGCGGCTGGTGAACACGATTTAGCTAAATCGCTTGAACAGCGCGTCAAAGATAAGCTGCCTCCAACTGCGGTGCAAGAGTATAAATTTGCACAAACGCCTGAAGGTGGAAACTTTAAAGGCACGTTTGAAGCGTTTAAAGTTTTGCACGCGCCGCGTACCACAACAAATGTCAATGTGCCGGTTAACGTCAGCACAGAGAAAAAATACGGCGAAGCCTTTGGTACAAAGATTGCTGATGTAGATATTGGCAAAATGACTACTGCTGAAAAAGCGCCTCAAATGGCTGAAAACGCCAATCGAATTATTGATTTGGTAAAGCAAGGCAACGTATTTACCGGCCCTGCTGCCGATGTCAAGTTAAATATTGCACGTGTGTTAAACATAGCAGGCGCAAGCAACGACGAAAAAATTGCCAACACTGAAGCGCTTATCGCCGGAACAGGCCAAAGCACTTTGGACGCAATTAAAGGCGCAGGTTTGGGCACCGGACAGGGCTTTACGGATAAAGACCTTAGATTCTTGCAAGGGATTGCAGGCGGCACGATTGGGCTTACTGCTAAAACACTTACTGACTTGGCCGAATTGCAACACCGCGTTGCAGTTCGTAGCGCAGAAGCGTGGAATAAACGTTCAGGAGAAATGCCAAAAGAAGTTATCCAAGGTACTGGTTTAAATACAACGCCCATTAAAGTGCCTCCGTTATCTTCTGGCGCAGCTAAAGCCGCTGCCCGACCAGCAGGCGTAGGTGCAAATTGGACGTTTGAACGCGACAACGCAGGCAACACTGCATGGGTAAGCCCAGATCGCAAATCATTTAAAGAGGCCCAATAATGGCTTTTGATCTTGGCACCGCAACGCCCGTCGCGTCTGGTGGATTTGATCTTAGTTCGGCGCAACCTGTACCCGCCGGTGCAGGCATCCCTGGGCCGCGCCGTGCTTGGTCAGACGTGCCTGGAGAAGCACTTGCAAATTTAGAGTCCAGTGGGAAAAAGTTTGTCGGCGGTTTATATGAGGCGGTTACAAGCCCAGTGCAAACTGTTAAAGGTCTTTTAGACATTGGGGCTGGCGCGCTGCAAAATGCGTTGCCTAAACAAGTTGTTGATTTTGTCAACAAATTTGACGCAAATCCTCAAGCCGCGCAACAAGCAGTTGAAGTTGCAAATGCCGTAGGCGGTATGTACAAGGACCGATACGGCAGCATAGAAGGCATTAAAAACACTTTTGCTACCGACCCTGTTGGCGCGGTGGCTGACCTGTCTACATTGCTTTCTGGTGGCGCAACGGCTACTGCGCGTGTAGCCCCCGCAGCGTCCAGAGTGTTGGCCACAACTGCGGCGTACACTAATCCTACTGCGCCTATTACGGCGGCGGCGGGGTACGGCGCAGCGATGACTGGTAAAGCCATAGGCAATGTAATTGATACCATGCAAGGGCAACGTCCAGCTATACGTGCGGGTAATATTATTCGCAATGCTTTAACGGAAGAAGGCCGCACGCCTCAAAATCTATTGGCCGCACAAATGGCGCTTCAAAATGCGCCGCCGACAGCAACAGTTCGGCAAGCCTTGTCAGACGTAATGTCGCCGCAAACGCAATACCTTGGCCAAATGGTAGAAGCCCGAACCGCACCTGGTGCGGCTGCGTTGGAACGCGAAGCGCAAAAAGCAGCGCGAATGGCCAATTTGCAAGCTGTAACGCCAGATTTAGCTGTAGCGCAAGCCATGCGCGGTAATGCAACTACGCCGCTTTACACAGCGGCTACTCAACCTACAACTGCGGTTTCAACCGTTCCGCTTATTCAAACCGTAGACAAAATTTTGGCATCAAATCCAGGAAATGTTAAATTGACAACCGCGTTGAATCAAGTCAAATCAGGACTTGAAGCCAGTACAACGGCTGAACAAGTGTCGTCGGTATTGGACAATCTTAAAGATTTAATTGCTACCAAAGAAAATAAATTTATTGTCAAAAATTTATTGGACGTCAAAAGTAACGTTGAAAAAGCGTTGCCTGGGTATCAAAAAGCACAGCAAGTGTTTGCCGCCACTTCTGCGCCAGTTAACCAAGCCAAAGTCCTTAATGCTATGCAAGATGTGCTTGCGTCGCCGTTAGGCGTGGGAGAGCGTGCTGGGCCGTTTATGACCGCAATGGGGCGCGGAGAACAAGCGTTGCTTAAAAAAGCAACCGGCGAAGCGCGGTACGGCGGTTTAGACGAAGTGTTGACGCCTAGCCAAATGAAAGTGGTTGGCGAAGTGCAATCTGAATTGTTGCGCGATGCAAGCGTTGCGTCCCAAACTAAAGCTGGCGCGGAGGCCATGAAAATCATCATGGACTCTAACAAATCTAAAGTTCGGTTGCCTGACTTTATGAGCGTCAAAGTGACGTTGGCCAACCAAATGCTTAAAATTTTAGAAGGTAAACTTAACCAAAAGGTTATGGGTGAACTGGAAAATGGGTTTAATTCAAGCACCAGTTTTGTTGACTTGATGAAAAAAATCCCTGCGTCAGAACGCATTGAAGTATTGCGCGCTCTTGGCCAAGCAAAAGATCAGCTAAGCCCCGCTAAATTAAACGCTTTGGGCGTCTCTGCTAACGCATTAGCCCCCGCGCAACAAAACCAAAACTCAATGATCACGGTTAACCAGGAATCGAAATGACTACTACGCTTACCCCCAGCCCAATAATGCAGTTCTTTGATGCCAACGGTAACCCGTTGGTAGGTGGGAAACTGTACACCTACGCTGCTGGCACAACAACACCACAGGCCACGTACACCGACTACACCGGCGCTACGGCCAACACCAATCCTGTGATTTTCAACAGTCGCGGTGAGGCGGCTGTGTGGTGCGGCAACAGTCGCTATTACATGGAACTTAAAGACGCCAACGACACGCTGATCTGGACCGCTGATAACGTCAACGGTGCAAACGGTCCTACGCTGGCGCTGTTGGCCGCATCAAACGGGGCTACGCTGATCGGCTATACCCCAACCGACAACAACGTTACTACTACAGTCAACGACCGCTTGCAATTGCTAGATGGCGTGTCGCCAACCGCAACCGGCACTGACCGCGAGTACAAGGCTTCGGTCAATGCGCTTCGTGACGCGTCTGCCGTGGCCGGTGGCACTGTGGGTTATGTCAATCCAACCATCTACGCACGCACCATAACCGGCGCTACTGAGACATCGTTTGAGTGGACCAACGTGGCGGTGATGGACAACTATTCAGCCGCTGGTGAAAACGTGGCTTTGTATGGTCAAGGCAACAAACGCAGCACTGGCCCTACATGGGGCATTGTTTCTGAAGCGCGTGACTTTACCCAAGTGGCCAATCCCACTAAAGGGTTGGTTGGTATTGAAGTAGGCATGTTTGCCAACGGTACAGACACGGGCTTTCAGCGTGTCGGTGTTGACGTTTCTGTTGGTAAGGGTGTAGCAGGCGGCACGATCAACACCACAACATACGGTGTTCGGGTTGGCCCGACCGACAATGATTTAACCCAAGGTCAAGTAACTGATGGCATTGCGCTAAATGGCAACATGACAGTAGGCATCCAAGTTTCATCTTCGGGTACTTGGGGTATTCAGATGTCCGGCACGTATACGGTTGGTATTGATCTGGGTACATCTACAAACAGCACTTCGGCAATCCGCATTAAGAACGGCGACAACATGGCGTTTGACGCCTCGTCTGTGTACCGTTTGCGCCATAACAGTACTGGTGTTGCTGGCTTGACATACTCAGTCAGCGGCACAGACAGCGTGATTCTGAGTGATGCCGGTGGCATTGTGCTTGGCGAAACTGTGACATGGACCAGCGCTTATTCTTTTACTACAGCAACTATTGGGACTAACGGAGCGCCTCCAGCCCAAGTGCAAGGTTACGTTAAAGTAAACATTCAAGGCACGGACTACAAAATCCCGTATTACAAAGTATGATCACTTTAATCCTAACCCCTCAAGAACTGGCCGTCATTAACAGGGCGCTTATGCTTGCGCCTTATGGTGAGGTTGCGCCAGTTGTGCAGTCCATTAACCAACAACTTCAGGATAAAAAAGATGGACAGCCAGACGTTCTTTAATGTTGCTCTAGGTCTGGCTGCGTTCTTCGGTGGGTGGGTTCTAAACAATATCACCAAGGCCATTGAGCGCCTTGATGTTGATGTGCGTCAGATGCCCCACACTTACATTGCCAAGGACGATTACCGCCGTGACATTGATGAAATCAAAGAAATGCTTGGCAAGATTTTTGATAAGTTAGACACGAAACAGGACAAATGATCGACCCGATCACTATCGGTGCGGCATTTGCAATAGCAAAGAGCACGATTGCTGGGGTCAAAGAAGCCATCCAGATGGGCAAAGACCTGCAAGAATGCAGTGGCGATCTAATTAAGTTTTTTGAGCATAGGGACACCGTAGCCAAGGCGGCGGTACACGAAAAGAAAAAGCCGCAGTCTGATATGGGTCAGGCGGTTAACGCAGTAATGCAGGCCAAAGCGCTGCGGGACGCAGAGAAACAATTGAGAGAGCAACTGATCTACTCTGGTCAGGGCGATGTCTGGGAGGCTATTCAAGCCGAGTACAACATGATTGTGGCTAACCGTAAGCGGGAAGAGCGTGCGGCGGAGGCCAAGGCTAAACTGAAGCGGGAAAATCTGGCAGAAACGGTAAACATCTTGTTGATTGGATTTGCTTCTATTTTGGCGGCGGGATTTGTTGGCTGGGGTACGTTTGCATTTATTATGTACAAATTGAGGAATTAGTATGAATTGGGCAGATGTAATGAAGGCGGTGATCCCCATTGTGGTGGCATCACTTGCATGGCTTCTGGGTGAAGTGTCCTC